CTGGAACAAACACAGGCACAGTTGCATGGGGTTTGTCAGGCGGTTCTATGGCTGACGATGCTTCAATCAATACAGCATTTGGAACAAACGTGGTTGCGACTGCAAAAGCGTTTTCTGGTACATCTAATGATATGACAGTCTCCGCAGAATCGGGTGCTGTCACCATTGCCAATGCGGCAGTTAACACAATGACGTATTTTCAGATTATGAGAGATGTTTCAGCAGATAGTCAGTCAGGTGACGCAAGACTATTAGGTATTAAGCTGTTCTTTACCACTGATGCGGCTAACGATGCGTGAGGTTAGATAATGTCTAGTTTTGGTTACAATGTTTTAGGTTTTGGTGCTCACCCCGATAGAACAAAAAAAATTAGCGCAACTTTTCTTGTTATAGCTGGCGGTGGCGGTGGCGGTGGAAATTATGGTGGTGGTGGAGGTGCTGGGGGCTACTACGATGAAACAACCGCAGCGACTTTTCTAGGGGGTCAGGCATATTATATGGAAATTGGCGGTGGCGGTGCTGGCAGTAATAACCAAAATGGTGCTAAAGGCGGCACATCTCGTATTCTCCTTACTAATAGTAGTGGAGCAGTTCTTTACTCGTCAAACGGCGGCGGTTACGGTGGAAAAGGTGTTGGTAGTAACTATGCGGCTGGAGATGGTGGATCTGGAGGAGGAGGTGGGGCTGGAAATGCTTATGGTGTAACCGTTGCAGGATCTGCCGATAACAGCGGCTATAACTCTACAGGCAATAACGGAGATAGAGGTGAAGGAACACCTTATACTTCTACTTATTACTATGGTGCTGGTGGCGGTGGTGGGGCTGGTGGCGTAGGGCGTGACGGAAGTCATTGGTATGGTGGAAACGGAGGAAATGGTGGAATAACAGCACCATAATAACAAAGGAGATAAAATATGGCAGTAACAAGACCAGGTGGTAGTATTGGTGGAGCAGGTGGTAAATCAATAGCAACTACACGATTAGATGTAGTAGACCCGCACATTTTAATTATGATGCGAGATGTAATGGATTCTGCGGAAACAGCCGTTAGATTAAAACCCAGTGCAGGTTCTGGTGGTGGAGGTGGTGGTGGAGCCGCTTCTTCAATCACTGGTGCGGCTAATAATGATGCTGGTTCTGGTGGAACACCAAGTGCAGTAAGTAATTGTATCAATATTAATGACGGAGCAAATGG